ATAACTAAGATCGTTGATAATGCTTTAAAAACAAAGGGCCCTAGAAATTAATCTAGGGCTCTTACTATAACCGGCAAGAGGTAAACGTCACCACAACACAAACCAGAAAGAATGCCGGATATATGCTATTCTTTAGTCATTCGGTCAATAATTGCTTGTAATATATAAGCGTTGACACTTTGACCGGCCGCATCGGCGGCGTTTTTTATCTTATCAAGGGATAGATTCGGATCATCTTGTCTGATTCGTAATCTAACATTTTGATAGGCTTTTTTTTCGTATTTTGTGTTAGCTCTGATTCGGGCAGGTGTTGCCATCAAATACACCTCTTTTCTATGTTTTATTAGTATATCATATTTTGGATCATCTGACAGTCAATTTTTTTGTGGTGACATTATAATCCATGATCAATATGAGATCGTCGCATTCTGTGCTTAAAGGATTCTTGATATCAAGTGTTAAAACCTTATCACCGGCAGCAGCTATATCACGGTAGCTAATGTATGAATAAGGTTCATGAATGCCGGCTGTGCTCTTTTCCAGATGTCCATCACCTGCAGCGTTTAGACAGGTTCCGGAACTTAAAACAGGCCTAAAAAGGATCAATAAAAGCGTTAATATGGTTAAAATGATGATTGTTTTTTTCATGGTTTATTCCTCCTCAAAATCTGATATATATATTATTTCATCGGCCTGGTTCCGGGCCTCCTCAGATCCTATATTGTCTACAGATCCGATAATTGAATAGTATTGATCAATCTGGATTTCTTTTCCGTTTACAAGATCCTTGATTCGTTCTTTTGTTTTGTCTATGTTTTCGGTTTCGATTAATTCGTAATCTGTGAAAAAATCACTTGTTAATAGTACGATCATGTTTTATTCCTCCTAGTTGTTTTATAAGCTGCCGCCGGGATCATCTTCCTGCCTATTGGGCGGCCGTGGGCATCCCGCACAAGGGATATGGTTCCCGGTTTCGATTGACTTTCGATCAATCCGGCAGCTGGTACCGTTTTGTTATGCGATATTAAATCGGCGTGTTGTGGTTGTTTTCGAATATCTGGTAAATAGATCCGGGAGATCCTTTTTAAAATTTGCCGTGTCAAGTCTGGTACTTGAAACCTCATTCCAGGTGATTTTATAATCATCGCCGGTGATGGTGTATTTTTCGGTCCTGTTCATTTCGGCCTTAATAAGATCCTCATTTGCGGCGATTTCGGCGTCTAGCTCTTCCCTCATTCTCTTTAATTCTCTGATTGTTTTTACCGTGCTGTTAATATCCTGTATACTCATGTTTGCTCCTTTTCTCCCGGATCGTTCCGGGCCTTGTGTTGTGGTTTGTTAGTTGCTGCCGGGATTATGGCTCCCGGCCGGCCTTGTTTGCTTTAGTGCTCATAGAATGCGATCGTTTCACCCTTTTTAAGTTCCCAACATCCGACACCCTTGCAAGCGCATTCGGTACAATTTCCGCCGCATACTTTCCAATTATCGGCGGGCTCTTTTCCCTTAAGGATCACGGCCGCTGTCGGCATGTTGTGAGGGTTCGGGATCTTAGCTCCATCAAAGGGGATTGAAAAGATCAGGTGTAAATTAGCGGGCTTCTTATGGTTTTTAAAGTATTCGTTAACATCCTGGTAATTCTTAGTGAATGCTAAAAATTCGGTTCCTTTTAATTCCCTAGCTACCTTTACCATGCGATCCAGGTAATCTATATCGATGATGTCGCCGGATACGTGGAATCTAAAGTATCTTGTTACCATTGCGGCGGCCTTTACCTGGTTGAAATAGCTGTCACGGTCGGCCTTAAGGATCTCAAAATTCCTATCATATGAGGCCTTTACTGTCGGGTAGATCTTGCAGAGCTTAGCGGCGTAACACTTTTTTGCACATGTGCTGCAGTTTTTGCAGGTGATGATCGGCGGGAGTGATACTGAGGGGATCGCTCCCATCTTGCGGTTACCTTTACTAATAGATACGGTGATGTTTTTGTTTTCTGTCATTTTGTTTACCTCTTTTCTTTTTTTTCTGGTTTGTTTTGCGGTGTGGTGTTCCGCTTGATGATGTAATGGTACCATGATACAAAAACAATGTCAACACCTAATTTTCAACTTTTTTTCAAAAATGCCAACAAACGTTGATTCTACTAAGCAAAAAAATTTTCAAATCGCTTTTTTCTGGTTTGCGTTTCTTCTAATTAATAGCAATTAATCGGAAAATGTTTGACGGGGATATTTTTTGATCATCCAGGAACCGGAAAAAAGATCCGGAAAGATAAAAAGATATATTTTCTTTTTAAAGTGGATATATTTGTATCTATTAGGATATAGAAATATAAAAAAAGCTATGTTATGATAACAATATAGGCAACTAGCGGAATAGATCCGGCAGCTGCCTTTTTTATTACCAGAAAATTATAGGAGGATAAAAGATTATTATGTCAAATATTACTATTAATATAAAATCGAATAACGATCATGATATTAATAGTATGGATATAGTACGTCCTTCTATTGACAGTGATAATGTATGTATAACCGATGATGGTATAAAGATATATGATTGTACTATTGACCAAAACAATAACATCACTGGTTATACTGAGGAAAACAAAAAAGCTTTTTATAACTATGAAAAGAATACCTGGTTTTTTGGTTCCGATATAGGACGTTATAATAACTTAATATCCTTAAGGGATCGAACGGAAGCTGAACGGAATGAGATACGGGCCAAAGCTACTGAATCATATAATAGGAACCGGGAAAACAAAAAGACACTAAACGATCTAGCAAAAATAACACTGGATCAAGTACTATCTGAAAAACAAATAAATAGAATAATAGGCGATAGTGAAAACTATATGCCGGATAATACTTTAGGCAGTGCCTTGTTGGATGCAATGATAAAGGCAGCTTTGAACGGATCTTTTAAAGCGTTTGAATCGATCCGGGATACTGCAGGATATAAACCTAAGAACGAAATAGAAGTGTCAGCGGATATAATGACAGATGCGGATCGTTCTTTAATAGATAAAGCATTAAAAACAAGCTAGTTTTTTATAACTATATTTCATTATTCGAATATATCCAGGTGGACAGCTGCCGATATAATAGGAAGAAAGCCCGTAAAATCAACATTCTTTAGGATCTATTCCAGAAAGTATAGTTTTGCGAATAGTTAAAAACCGGATTACGTGACAGGATATAAAAGATCCTCATGAAATTATTTTTATAATGACATGATGATCTTTTTTCTTTTCTTTTTTTTCTACTGGATCGTACGCCACCCGGCCCCGGGACCCGCCCCGGTACCACCCCCAGGCGCAAAAAAGCGATCGCTCCAAAAAAGGAACTATATACCCCCTCAGAAAATTTTATAAATTTTTCCTGGGGACAAGAACAGATGTTATGGAATATCGTGAGAAAATCGAACAGATAAGGAAAGAGCAGATACATCGATGTGTGACCGATATTGAATATTTCATTGACAACTACGGACACATTGAAGATAAAGACGCGGAAGAACTGATTCAACCGTTTGTAATGTGGAAAGAGCAGAGAGAAGCGTTACGTTCAGTGATGTCGCATAAGTTGAATGTGATATTAAAGGCCAGGCAGTTAGGATTTTCATGGCTGGTCATGCACATAGCGGCGCACACATTATTAAGTCCAGGTAAGACAGTAATCGGTTTGTCAAAGACCGAAGAAGAAGCGAAAGAACTTGTCCGCCGATTAAAAACGATATTTACCTGGATGCCAGAGTTAATAGAAGATAAAGATTTCCTAGAACCGCATTGGAAAGGCATAACATTCAAAGCAACTGCCTTAACATTGACGGTTTTTTTTGATAACGGAAAAGAGAGCGTGTTCAAAGCACTGGCGAGTAGTCCAGGCGCGGGACGTTCATTCACAGCGAACCTAATCGTCTTTGATGAATGGGCATTCCAGCAATTTGCCCGTGAAATCTGGCAAGCTGGTTTTCCTACGATAAACAGACCTAGCGGTGGTAAGGTTATTGGACTTTCAA